CTCGCTGAATTGTGGTACTCAACAGCAAAGATAACCATTGGATTTCCGCCTATAAAAAGAACTGTCATTTAAGAGAACGTGACAGGTGTGCTTAAAAACACTTTATCCTGGAGGAAAATGGATGATTATTTGTACCTTGCTCTGGTAGAAGCAATCCGAGGGATCGAATTGGATCCGTTGGAGAAAACCCGGTCTCGACTTGAAAGTCTTTTAGTTAAGATTTATAGCCATGCATCTTCATTGAGAATTGGCAATGAATCTATACTCAAGTCGCTGATCGCTAAGGATCTATATGTTAAGTGGGAAAGGTTTCGTCCTCGCAATGAAGGGTCCATAGACTCTCATTTTCTGAAATATGTAAAGAGAGTCTCAAATTACCTAGTGGACTGTTGCGATGATCTTGTAAGAAGAATGGAAGAGCTTTGTGAGTTTTTCGACGTCGAATTGACGGATTACGAGAAATATGAGTTAACATATACCTTTCAGTTAGTATCTTTATTTGGGGGTCTTATCCCTCAAGTAAAATACTCACTAAACCTTGTTTTTAACTGGTTTTGGGACGAGGTCCCCCCAGTTAGATACGAACATCTGTTTGGTTGGAAGCTGCTGCCTCGTGCTCTCCGTTTGCGAATTAAGCAAATGAAGAAGTATAGGCATCGAGTTAAAAACCAAATCCGAATGTATACGCTCTTTCAAGGTTTTAAGAAAGGTCTTATGCCGATCGACCCTGATCAAGTCGATGACTCTCTCATAAAGCACTCCAGGGCTCTTACTAACGAAGCTAATTCGCTTCCGGAGGATATAGCCGAGAGATGTGAAGAACTTCTCGGCGAGATGATTCATGAAGAAGATCCCTTTGGTCCCAAATATCGTCATCGTTATCAACGACGAATTTGGCAAGCACGCTATAAGTTCTCGTGGGACTATCCAATTTCTAGGAAAGCCACTTACGACTTCGCCTTTGGGGATGGCGGTAACGTTGCGTATCTGTTAGATCAGATGGGCTACGATTACAGGATCCCTTGGACTTCTCAACTAGCCGGTTATGTACAAAAATCGGACAGTTGGGAACCTATAGAAGTAAGAGCACTTGGCCCTACTAGAAGGGAATTATTGGAATGTGACGCTGGATTTCGAGCGCTTGAGTTCATATCATCTCCTGCCTGTATCCTGGAACCAATGAAAGCTAGGATTATTACTAAACCATATCAAGGGTTGCATTTAGGTTTAAATCAGTTACAAAAGAAACTCTGGAACTATCTCTACCAACATCATTCAGGCTTTTTTAAGCTTATCGGTGAGCCTCTTCAAAGGGCTCATCTGTGGCCGATTTTGGCCGAATGGGATGTTGGGAAGAAATTTTGTTCCGGAGATTTCTCTGCTGCGACTGATAACCTGAAGCAACAGATCTCAGAAATGGTTTATCGTAAGTTCTTTGAGTATCTCGTCACTGTTGAAGAAGATTATCTTGAGTGTAAGGAACCTCAAGATCCTGACAACAACAATGAGTGGGATAAGCTCAATCCTAGACTTTACTACCGAGGACTTAATTCTCTTACTGCGTCTAAACTTGATTACTCTCGTGCAGTCTTACCTACATATCCATTTAATTATAATTGGTAGTGTAAGGAGATTAATGGGGGTGAGCCAGTCGAGCAAGTGAATGGTCAACTGATGGGGAATGTACTTTCCTTTCCGATATTGTGTATTTCTAACTATCTCTCATTTCATATATCCTATGAGAGATATACACAAAGACGTGTTCCTTTATGGAAGACCCCGTCAGTACTGATTAACGGTGATGACATACTTTTTTGTACCACCGATCGACACTATGACATTTGGTGTCGAACTACTAATCAGTTCGGATTAGAACCCAGTGTTGGTAAG